TGTGGAGCGTATTCTCATTCCCACCTGCAACTCCACAAGCGAATAGTGTGATTGTTGCGTGGGATGATCCAATGATCACTAGCAACAACAACAGCCATCAAATTATTAGCCCTACGGCTCATTACAAGATTACGGTCGTTGTTCCATTACTGGATAATCTTGGAAACCTTACTGTCATTGAATCCTTCATCATGCAAGCATATAAATTGCTAGTTGATGCAGGACTTACCTTCAATGCTCCAGCGATTTCAGCACCTCAGCAGTTATCATTACCTTCTGGTGACTTATTGATGTGCGATATTCCACTACAAATTCTCACAGAATGGAACTGACAATGAGCGATACAGCAGCAGAGAACTTGGCCTTCTTGAAAAAGATTGGTCAGACAACAGAAGCACCTAAACCAACAATCACTAAAGAAGACAAGGAATAGCCAATGGCAATTTATCTACAAAACAATGTCGGAGTGAAGATCAATTCCGTTGATATTTCAGATCACGTCACTTCAGCAACTCTTTCACAAATCTTTGACGAGGTAGCTGTCACAGCTATGGGCGACTCCGCAAATAAATTTGTTAAGGGCTTGGAATCAAGCACTCTTACACTCAATTTCCTCAATGACTTTGCTGCAACAAACGTTTATGCAACTCTTCAGGCTGCATACGGCACAACAGTCACAGCTGTACTACTTCCTATAAAAGGAACAGCAGTATCAGCTACAAACCCTCTTTACACAGTAAGCATCTTGGTCAACAACCTCACACCAATTAACGGTGCTGTTGGCGATGTTGCATCATCTTCAATTACATTCACATGTAACTCAACTGTAGTACAGACAACAACCGGCACATTCTAATAAAAAACTAAGGGGCAAAAAATGGCAAAGATAAAAGTAACAAGGGTTGATGGACAAGTAGGTGAGTTCGCGCTCACTCCTCTAGTTCAGTACGGCTTCGAGATTCATGCAAAGAAGGGCTTCTACGCCGCTTTTGCAGAAGACATGAAGCAGAGCGATATTTTTTGGCTTGCTTGGGAATGCATTCGACGTTCGGGTGAAACAGTTCCAATGTTCGGAGAAAAGTTCATCGAGACTTTGGCGAAAGTTGAAGTTCTTGAGGACGACCCTTTGGACTAGGGCGCGACTCGATCACCTATCTGATTGCTAAGTTATCGGTCAGACTCGGGATCGCGCCCCAACAATTATTAGAACTTGATGAAGTAATGATTAAGAAACTGATTCAAGTCTTGAAAGAAGAAGCAGAGGAGATTAAGAATGCCAGCAACCGTCAAAGGCGCGCTTGATCTCCGCAAAGCCCTTCGTAACTATGCTCCAGAATTAGCAAAAGAAACACGCAAAGAAATGGCTGCTGTACTAAAGCCAATTACTCAAGTTGCTAAAGGATTCCTTCCTGCACAAGCACCCTTAACTAACTGGGGTCGTGAAGGTGGGAAATTCCCTGTTTATAACGCCTCAATCGCTAAGCGCGGTATTGGGTACAAGACAACACCTTCCAAGCCTAACTCTCAAGGCTTTAGAGCATTGGCTCAGATTCGCAATATGTCAGCAGCTGGTGCAATCTATGAAACTGCTGGTCGAAAGAATCCAGGCGGCTCATCTAAATCTAAGTCTCGTAACCCTAATGCTGGAAGACAGTTTATAGAGGCTCTAGAGCCATTAGAAGGCTCAGGCAATGATCGTGGACGTGTTATCTACAAAGCATGGGAAAAGGACTATGGCAAGGCTACAGTCGCTATTCTCAAGGCTATCAAGAATGCAGGAAACAAATTTAACTCCACAGTAGGGAATCGATAATGGCCAATGTAGTCATAGATATTCTAGCGGAGTTCACTGGTAAGAAGGCTTTTAAGCAAGCGGAATCCGCTACTGCTCAACTTGAAAAGGGCGTTAAGAAATTAGCGAAGCAATTCGTTGCAGTCTTTGCTGCTCAAAAGGTTCTTGCTTTTGGCAAGGCATCAGTCAAGGCTTTCGCAGCTGATGAGAAGGCTGCTAAGTCTCTCGCAGTAGCATTAGCAAATACAGGCAATGCATTCGCTCAAATGGATGTTGAGAACTTCATCGCTAAACTTCAGCGCACAACAGGCGTCCTCGATGATCAACTCCGTCCAGCATTTCGCACACTTCTCACAGCCACAGGAGATGTTAAGAAATCCCAAGAAGGATTACAACTAGCTCTCGATATTTCAGCTGGTACAGGAAAAGATTTAAGTGCAGTATCTATGGCACTTGCAAAGGCTTACGGCGGTCAGACAACTGCCCTTAGCCGTTTAGGAGCAGGTCTCGATAAGGCAACTCTTAAGACTGGCAATATGGATGTCATTCTTGGACAACTCAATGACAAGTTTGCAGGTCAAGCACTTGCAGCGGTAAAGACTTATTCTGGTCAAATTGCAGTCCTTAACGTTGCAGTAGAGAACGCTAAGGAGACAATCGGTAAAGGTCTACTTGATTCATTTGCTCTGCTTGCAGGTAGCAATGGACTTACAGGTACTGTCTCAGGTATTCAAAAGATGGCTGATTTCATCGCCGAAGTAACAAAGAACGTAGCATTTCTCATTAAGCAATTTGAAGCACTTAAGCCAGTCCTTGCTGTAATCGCTGCTGCAATACTCGTAGCCTTTGCTCCGGTAACGGCTGCAATCCTTGCAATCGTAGGACTTGTGGCAATCGCTGGAAAGAATCTTAAAAAATCATCTTTTGCTAAAGGTGTGATACCAGGTGGCATGGGAAATGTATCCATGACCGGTGGTTCTAATCAGAATATAGTTCAGAGTCAAGCAGCTAATTCTTCTGCATCTAAATTGCTTTCAACTGAAAAGGCTCGACTTGCTAACCTAAAAAAGATTACTGCTGAGCAACAAAAGAAGACTGCTTTAGATAAACTTTCATCTGTTCTTACACAGGCTCAAAAGATATTCGATATGGAACGTATTGAACTAGCTGCTGCTGCAATGAATAAGCAGACAGAAGAAGACCGTGTCCGTATCCGTCTAAAGACTGAAATCCTTGACCTTGAAGAAGCAATTAACTCAGGCAACGTCGAAGGTGCTACAAGACTAGCCTCTGCGGTAGTCAATGATGCAAAACTTTTAGGCGACCTTCGAGGAGCAATGATCAGTCTTGGAGATGTTCCCAATCCATTTGAAGCATGGCTTGCAACTTTACAATCAGCGTTAGCTGCTTTATTAGCACTAACAGGAACACCTATGACTGCAATTGGTGGACTTACTCCTGCTCAGGCTTACGAATTTGGTAATCCTTATGATGCTGCTCGTTCAGCACTTGGAGCATCAGAGGCAGCCCGTAATTACGCTGCTGGTAATCCAATGGATGCCGCTAGAAGCGCAGCTGCTGCAAATATAGTTGTCAATGTTGCAGGATCAGTTACAACTGCTCAGGATTTAGTATCTGCCATTACTCAAGGCCTTTATAACAATCAGGCTTCTGGTATCCCAGTTAACTACTCAACGGCGTACTAATGGCTATATTACCAGCCACCCCTATAGTTAAGATTAACCTTACTCAAGGTGCATCATTTGGAACTGTAATGGTGCTTGGTACAGGTAAATTGGGCGAGGTTGAATTAGGTTTAGTTGTTCCTACCATTGTTGATGTTTCAGCTTCTGTACTAAAGATTTCTACTCGCAAAGAACGCAACCTTTTGCAAGATAAGTATCTATCTGCTCAATCGGTAGTTCGTATTGTTGATCCTAATGGTGACTGGAATCCTCAGAATACTGCATCTCCTTATTACCCTTATCTTCAACCTCTTCGCAAGATTCAAATTCAAGCAAGTTATGGTGGAACGTTGTACCCAATCTTCGCTGGATACATTACTGAATATCAATATAGTTACCCAAAAAATCAAGAAGTGGGATATGTCGACTTAATCTGCTATGACGCATTCCGTTTATTCTTCAATTCCAATATAACAACGGTTACGGGCGCAGTTGCTGGAGAAGATACTGGCACTCGAATCGGTCGCATCCTTAGCATGATTGGCTGGTCTAACTCTCAGCGTTCAATTCAAACTGGAAATACAACTTGTCAAGTTGATCCGGGCACTCTTAGATCAGTCCTTCAGGCTATTCAGACTGCTGAATTCACAGAGCAAGGTGCGTTCTATATTGACAAGGCTGGCAATGCCACATTTAAGAATCGTCAATATGTCTATGATGCTCAGAGCGCGTCTCCAACAGTATTCAATCAAACTACTGGTATTAACTATTTTGGAATTCAATTCCACCACGACGACAAAACGATTGTGAATTCAGCAGCCATCACTCGAACTGGTGGAACTACACAGACTTACTCTGATGCCACTTCGATTGCTGCGTATTTCACTCACTCCGTTACAGCTGACAATCTATTGATGCAGACTGATGCCAATGCCCTAGCCCTTGCCACGGCTTATGTAACGACTCGTAAAGATACGACCATTCGCATCGATGCTATTACCCTCGATCTAGTAACTTTGGGGTATGGCCCAGGAGTCACAGCAGCTCTTGCTTTGGATTACTTTGGCCTTATGCAGATTACCAATGAGCAACCTGGTACTTCTGCCATTACTAAGACTTTGCAATGTCAGGGAATTGCCCACGATATAACCCCTACAACTTGGTTCACAACCTTGACTACACAGGAGCCTTTACTCGATGTTATGTACTAGAATTGACCCTATGAAAGAGGTGTGCTAATGGCTGTTGGATTCCCAACAAAGGTGAGTTATGTCAATGGTGATGTGTTTTCCGCATCCGATATCAACGATACTAATGGAACGATTAACCTGCTTACCAGTACAACGCTTTCAATAGCAGCAGGCAAGAACGCCATTATTAACGGCGGTTTTGATGTTTGGCAACGAGGGACTACAAATGTAACATCGGCTCTCTCTTATACAGCAGATCGTTGGCAAAAGGGCAATGCCACTCATTTTGGAATAAGTCGTACAACTGTTTCTGATACAACCAATTTACCTTTTATCCAATACGCAGCGCGTATGCAACGAACTTCTGGTTCGGCAACTACAAGCGTAATGGACGTTGGTTATTCGATGGAAAGTACAGATGCTGTTAAATTTGTAGGACGAACAGTAACTTTATCTTTTTATGCACGAAAAGGTGCTAACTATTCAGGAGCAGCAGGGGCAAGTTTTAATTTTGCTCTTTATACTGGAACTGGTACAGACCAAAGTATTATGACTGGTTATACAGGTAGCGCAGCAACATTAAACACTTCAGCAACATTAACAACTTCAATGGCTAGATATTCAGCGAGTGTAACGATACCTACAACAGCAACTGAAATTGGCTTATATTTTAATTACACTCCAACAGGAGTCGCTGGTGCTAATGATTATGTGGACATTACTGGTGTCCAATTAGAACTAGGTTCTGTTGCCACATCTTTTAGTCGGTCTGGTGGAAATTATCAAGGTGAACTGGCTGCTTGCCAAAGGTATTTTCAGGCATTAACAGGTGCAGGTGAAGGTATTTTCAACGCAAATTATTACACATCTGTAAGTCCTTATGGTGTATTACCATTAAAACAAACAATGAGAATTGCACCTACTTTAACAGTAAATTCTGTAACAGCGTTTGCTGTTTTGGCTGGTGGAATACAAAGAAGTACAACAGCGATATCTTTAAGTGCATCTACGGCTGACCAAGTAGAGGTAACTATGACTACGGCAGCAGCGACTACGGGTCAAGGTACTTGGGTTCGTTTTAATGCAGCAGGTTCATATATGCAATTTAGTGCGGAGTTATAATGCCAGAATATGAAGAAATAACAACTGATTTAAACAACGAAATTATTGTGCGTTACAATGAAGATGGCTCTGTTTCATCTTTTATGAAAGATCCTGCTAATTCTGATTATCAGGAATACCTAAAGAGTCTTGATGAAGCCGCTTCTCTGTAAAGCAGGGCAACAACTTCGTGAGCAGATTGATGATTCTTTTCCAGATCGCGATAGAAAATCTGATGGTTGGATAGGCGATGCCGCTCACGCCAGTCGTCCGAGTGACCACAATCCCGATCCGTCTAACGGCTACGTCAGGGCTATTGATGTGGATAAGGATTTCGACTCACGCCCCAGCACAGGTGCTTATCTTGCCGACCAAATACGCCTATGCGCCAAGTCAGGTGAGAAGCGAATCTCTTACGTCATCTATGCAGGCAAGATCGCTTCCGCTAAGAAATCTTGGAACTGGCGTCCTTATGATGGGATTAACCGCCACGATCATCACATCCATATTTCATTCACTAAAGAAGGTGATGCGAATGGTAGTTGGTTCGACATCGCAATGTTAGGAGCAAAGTAATGCCATATACAGTACAGGTATCAGTTACCTCAACAGCAACCTTAATTCTTGCAGCTAATAGAGCAGACCAAGTTGTGAGTCTTCATTCATCATCTGGAATCACCTATATTGGTGGAAGTACAGTCACAACTGCTACAGGTTACAGACTAGATAATGGCGACAAACTTACAGTTCAACTATCAGATAATGAATCACTCTACGCAATCACATCAAGTGGTACAGCCACAATGATGGTCTACGCAAATATAAACTAGGAGATAATATGAAAGACTTAAAGGTCGCAGCAGGTTCATGGGCTAGAGCATTCCTTGTTGCAGTTCTATCCCTTGCAGCAGCTGGTGTTACAGACCCAAAGGCGTTAATCGCTGCTGGTCTTTCATCATGTCTGCCGCCGGTCATCCGTTGGTTAAACCCTAACGATACGAGCATGGGCATTCAAGCATAATGACTGCCCTTAACTGGGCGGCTCTCGCAGTTGCAATTATCTCAATCGTTACTGGCTTTGTTGGATCAATCCGCTGGCTAGTAAAGCATTACTTAAATGAACTGAAACCAAATGGCGGAAGTTCGATGAACGATAGATTGAATCGACTTGAAGGGCGTGTCGAAACAATAATAACTCTTCTAGAGAGGTGACACTTATCTCATGGCAAGAAAAGCAACTAAGAAGCTTGTGGATGAAGGCTATTCCAAGTTAGATGCGTGGGCTATCGGCGTACATGAAATGTATCGCTCGTTGCGTAGAGCAGGATTTGAAGTTGATTTGGCACTTGCCATTATTGTTGAACGCCAGGCTTATCCTGAATGGATACTTCCATCGCCTATTAACCCAAATATCCCAGAGCCAGACTGGTATGACGATGAGGATGAATGAAAAGAACTGTAGTAGTTCCAGACTTACAAGTTCCCTATCACGATCCAGTAGCTGTTAAAAATGTTGCAAGTTTTATTAAGACTTACCGCCCCGATTCTGTCGTTACACTTGGAGATGAAATCGATCTCCCACAAATATCCCGATGGACAGAAAACACCCCAGGATGGTACGAGCAAACACTAGCTGCGGATAGAGATGAAGCAGTAGAAGTTCTTTGGTCATTAGTCGAGCATGCTAAAGAAGCTCACATGATCCGAAGCAATCACACAGATAGACTTTACAATGTAACGATGAAGAAGATTCCTGCATTCTTGGCATTGCCAGAGTTGCGTTTTGAGAAGTTTATGAAACTTGATGAACTAGGAATCACTTATCACAAGAAGCCCTACGCCATTGCAAAGGGCATTGTGGCGGTACATGGCGATGAGCAGAGCGTAAAGCCTACACCTGGTCTTACAGCCCTAGAAGCGGCTCGTAGGCATGGTATCAGCGTTATATGTGGACACACTCATAGAGCAGGGCAATCGGCTTTCACAGAGGCTTCAGGGGGTCGTATAGGCCGTATCCTGCGTGGATGGGAAGCAGGGCATTTAATGGATGTCAGGCAGGCTCATTACACTAAAGGCACGATGAACTGGCAGCAAGCCTTCATCATCATCGAGGAGATTGGCACAAATGTGCAGGTCAGCATAATCAACCTTGAAAAGGATGGCACATTCATTGTGTCAGGTAAACGCTATGGACGATCTAGATAACGATATTAGGCGCGATGTAGATACGCACATGGATGATTCAGAATTGTTACCATTTCGTTATCAAAATCTCCCAGGTAAATCACACTAGCTGTGTCACACTCTTCTGGTAAGCAAGGGCTGCTTACAAGAAAGGGCAATAATGATTTGGATACAAGCACTAGGAATCATTGGAGTCATGTTCGCTACTAGTTTCATTTGGTACTGGACTGGCCACAAGGATGGAGTTCGAGAAGGTTACACACGCGGTCGCTCAATCTCTCGACAAGAATTTTGGAAAGAATAAATGAAAGCGACTGAGGCTCTCATCAATGCAATCGACATCATGCAAGATCGTGGCAAGATCTACGGTCATCCGTCAATCAATCAAGGTCGGATCGCTGCAAGGTTATCCTGTTTACTTGATTACCCAATCACAGACTGTCAAGCTGCACTTGCAATGGTCGAAGTCAAACTCGCCAGGATTACAGAATCGCCAAGTCACACAGATTCTTACATCGATGCAATAGCGTATCTGGCAATAGCAGTTCAACTACAAACAGAAGAGGACGAACTATATGTTTGATCTATCTAACTATGAAGATGTGAACTCTCGCATCAAACGCTTTCAAGTCGCTTATCCAGTAGGGAGAATAGTCACCGATGTTATTCAATTCAATGCTGAGAAGGGTCACATCCTTGTATCAGCCCAGATTTACCGCGAGCATGAAGATACGCTTCCTTCTGCTGTCGATTACGCTTTTGGAGATGCAAGTACGTTTAATGCTTCGATGCGTAAGTTTTACGTTGAAGATACTGTCACGTCAGCGATTGGAAGAGCACTTTCTCTTATCCTCGAAACATCCAACAAATCAACACAACAGGACATGGCTAGAGTCCGGACAACAACCACCAAAGAATATATCCCTGTCGTAAATGAAGATGATGCCTGGACTATCAAGACTGTTGCAATGCCGATAAGCAGCGAAGAAGCTGTAGCAACTGTGAAGGACATTATAGGTGCTACCACAGACAAAGATGCTCCTCGATGCCCTCATGGCGAGATGTATTGGAAAACAGGATCAAGCAAGGGCAAGCAATGGGGTCACTTTAAGTGCGCTGGTGCTGCCAATGGTGACATGAATCGATGCGACAAAGGTGACGATGTGCGTTGGTATGAGATAGGGCCTAACGGCAATTGGCAACCGCAGAAGTTAAGGCTGGTGTAGACAATGGCTGACATGATAATCTTTGATGATGGCAGGGCAACAATCTTGGGAGAACAGTTCCCAGAGCCAGAAGATATTGTTATCTATTGCGATCTATGCAATGAGCCTTTGGCTATTACTCCAGAGTTTAATGGTCAGGTATTCCTACGCTGTCTGAAGTGTCACGCGGTTAATGCCAAGCCAACACCGCAAGCATAGAGGTTATGCGACCGAACGCATTGTCGCCATGTACTTGCAGCAATGGTGGCATGCGGCTAGTGTCGGTCGAGGTCAAGGCCCTGACATCTCAAATGTCCCGTTCGACATAGAGATCAAAGCGCGTAACTCACTTGACATCAAAGGGACACTACGCCAAATCAAGGCGCGTACGGACAAGAGTGGGAAGCTTGGCTTTGCGTGTTTCAGACTTAATGGTCAAGGGGAAGCATCAGTCGGTGAGTTCGTCTGTATGTTGTCATTAGTCGATTTGGTGCAGTTATTACGCAAGGCAGGCTACACAAAGA